CATATCGGGTTGTTTATCTACATCAATTTTTTGAACTGATACTGTTTGCCCAACTTCAGCCATAATCGGGCTTAATACTTTACAGGGTGAGCACCATCCTGCTGAAAAATACAAATACTTCATGTTTTATTTTTTTAAGTTTATTTTAAAAGTGAATGGGGAGTAGCGAACACCCCCCATCCGTTCCCGTTATTTCTAACGGCCCTAAGTGTGGTCTTCAAACCACAGTATTGTTAGCCATCGCAGGATAAACAGTCAGGATCCATTGCCTGTGCGGCTATATCCCCTCTTAATACAGATTCAGTACGAGTATAGTAAAGTGTTTTTACACCTTGCTTCCACGCTTCCATATGAACTGTATTCATCCATTTTGGTGTTGCCACTGATGGGAATGCAAGATTCAATGATACTGATTGGTCTATATACTGTTGTCTAACACCAGCCTGTCTAACCAACTCTAATTGGTTAATTTCTTTGAATGTTTTAAATACATCCTTTACCGTATCACATTCCGTAGTATCAATATCATCAACAAGTTCTGTTAGTTTGCCATCACAAAATACCCAAGAATCCAATTCTTTAATATCTTGTATAGAACCACCATCAGATAATATTTTATCCCACGTCTCTTTAGTATTGATACCAACCTTTCTAAGTACTTTTTCTAATTCTCTGTTTTTTCTAATGAACGTACCCTTAGCGGTTTGTTCAGTAAATACATTTGCAGCCCAAGGCTCAATACCTGGTGATACGTTACCTGCTAGCTTTGAATTGGATACTGTTGGTGCAACTGCTCTTAGGTGAGTGTTTCTAAATCCACTATCCCTACACCATAAAGGTTCTCCATATTCCACTGCCATATCTCTTGATGCTCTTTCAGACTCAATCTTCATTTGAGAGAATATCTTTCTGGTTTCGAATTGAGCTGGTAGTGAATCAAATGGTATACCTTTTTGTTGTAAGTAAGTGTGCCATCCTAATACCCCTAATCCTAATGCTCTACCCTTTTCAGCTGAACGTACTGAGTTTTCAAATCCTCTCATATTCTTAGCTCTCTGTAAGAACTCCGATAGAATGCCATCTAAAAACCACGTTGCTGTGTAAATTAAATCAGTACCTTTCCACTCATCATACTTTGATAAGTTTAATGAAGATAAGCAACATACGAATGAATGATTCTCATCTGTATGTAATGTAATCTCGGAACATATGTTTGTCATATGAACCTTTAACCCATTATTCTTATATGCATCTGGATTCTGCTTATTAACATTACCTTTAAACATCACATAAGGTTCACCGGTTGCTTTTCTCTTTTGAAGTACCTTACCCCATTTTCTTCTAGCCTCAGAATCACCCTCTTCCAATCTTCTCATAAACTTATCACCTACAACTACACATTGGTGTAGATTTAGTGCTTGTCTATTTACATCGCCTTTAGGTTCTCTGATTTCAATCCACTCATCAAAATCTTCATGTTCGATGTTTAGGTTAACAGATGCTGCCCCTCTTCTTACCGAACCTTGATTGGTTGCAAGTATTGTAGAATCGTATATTTTACAGAATGGTACAACACCATCGGATGTTCCATTTTGTGTAATATTTGCTCCAGCTGGTCTAATCATATTAATACCAATACCTACACCACCGCCATGTTTAGCGAGTAACATCATCTCTAAGTTCTTAGTACCGATATCCTGAATTGAATCAGCTACATCGATTCCAAAACAACTGATTGGTAATCCTCTATCTGTACCTGTATTTGATAATACTGGCGTTGCTAGATTCAGCCAACCCTTCCATATATAATCGAAGAACTTTGTTGCCATTTGAGGTCTATCCAATCTTCGAGCGGCTGAGGTAGCCACTCTCCAATATGCATCTTTTGGCTTTTCACCATTTAGTAAATACCCCTTTGATATTGTTTTAACGTATATTTCTGTGTTTGCCCAAGATGGAAAGTCTACGTCAATCTCCCATCCGAATTCAGCTCCGTAATTCTTCATAATTTTTACCAAATATCGTTAAAATCTTCACCTTCATTTGCTTTAGAGTAATCCGTTGGTCTTACTGCAAAGAAATCGGTATGTGTTGTACCTCCTGTTAAATGATAGAACCAATCTAATTCTGCAGCTTTCTTTTCACTGTAATCGAATGTGGGTTCATATCCTATTTCTTTTAATTTTTCATTACCTCTTTTTGAGATAAATTCTTTTAAATGAGATGATTTAAGGTTTTCTAAATCACCTTGCTCAAATATCATATCTATGAATTTATGTTCCATTTCAACCATATATTTGGCCGCCTGAATAACATCATCTTTTACTTCGTTATGAAGTTCAGGATATTCATTACACATTTCTCTGAACAACTGGCATCCCATTTTAGAGTGAAGTGATTCATCTCTAACACTCCATTTCATTTGCTGCCCAATTCCTTTCAGAAGATTTCTCATCTGAAAAGAATACAGGACTGCAAAACTACTATATAGAGATACACCTTCTGCAAACGCTGAGAATATTGCTAAAGACCGTGCTACTTCTTTTCTAGCGGTTGGGTTTGTTGCCAAATCCTCATACGCCCACTTCGATGTAGTTGATGTTAGATATTCAAATTTTGCTGCGATTGCAGGTTCGTGTAGGAAAGCCTCAAAGTCTTCTAAACCTAATGATTCGTTTAAATACGAATATGCGGTTGCGTGTATTGTTTCTTGTGAACCAAACATCATTGCCATCTGCTTTATTTCATGCTTTGGAAACCAATTGGTAACCATAGTAGTCCAATAATCAGAAACTGCACATTCAGTTTGAGCAAACCCCAAAAGAATATTTCCAACTAAGTTTTTTTCTTCTTTTGTAAGGTGTTCATTCCAATCTTTCACATCACCCTGCATAGGTATTTCGGTGTGTAACCAAAATGCTTGTGCTTGCTTTAACCACCCTTCGGTGTAATATTCGGGATATTCAAATGGTTTGAATGGTATTCTTTCTTTAAATAATGACATTTAGTTTTTCCTTTATTTTATAAATTATTTTCTATGTGGTTAGTATAAATATAGATTAAAAATCAATATCACCTTTCAATTCATTGTATTTTTGCAACAAATTCTTTCTTACTAAACTCTCCCCACCTTTCATATCTTTTTGTGTTTTTTGACCATCAATGGAATCATCTGAGTATATATCGATTCTACCATTACTCATGTTTGCTTTAGATGGTAAAGTCATCCCATCAGGTCCAAATCTATTTTTTATTACATGCCATCTCCCAGTCCCTGCTAACTTATCTTCAATCTTTCTACTTAATGATACTACAAAATCAGCAGTCATCAATTTAGAGAATGAACCTGCGATGGAAGTTCCGGTTATAACATCATTATCTGCCCCACTACGATTAATCTGAGATGCTGTAAATAGTGGTACTTCATACTCACCTGCGATTCCTCTCAATCCTTCTACGATTTCTTCCAATTCCTCATGTCGTTCCTTTCTACTATTACCCTTCATCAAATCAGCGTAATCACAGATAATTAAATCGGGCTTTTTACCTTGTAAGTGAAGTTTATCTAACGATGCCCTCATAGTATTCAATCCAGCTGATTTTGTTGGCCAATGTTTTACAACTATATTGCCGGGCAATGCGTTTACCTTACTTCTAACCTCATCCATTTCAAATTTAAGTTTAGGTACAGGTATTCCAGTAAGTACTGAATCGTATCTCTGTCCAACGTAACCCTCATTAAGTTCTAACGTATAATGAACTACAGTTTTACCCGCTTTGGCGGCTGCCATTCCAACATTTACTAATGCCCACGATTTACCAATACCCGGAGGTGCTGCGAATATGATTAACTCACCTTTACCAAACCCACCATCTACTAAATCATCGATTACATCCCAACCACAAGGAATCACATCTCTTACAGATGATTCGTATCTAGCAACTATATCTTCTTTATACTCATGTCCAATATCAGTATCTTGTCCCGCCTTCATAGCGTTATCAATTTTGGCTTTGATTTCATCGAACTGACCTGTTTCTAACAGTTGAACGGATTCTAAAATGGCGTTTTTAACTTCTTGGTTTTTACAAAACTCTAATGTAGTTACTTTAACGTAATCTAAATCATCAGATTCTAATTGATTCCATACTTGCTTTAAGTTATCTAATATAGATTGTTTTAGAACATCACGCTCTATCGATGATATCTCAACTTTGAATACATCTAATGTTGGTATCTCACTAAATGAGTCGAAGTGAGAAAATATCTTCTTAACCAACCACTCATTAGATTCAGAATCAAAGTTCTCAGGCTTCAATATATCATACACCGTTTGCAGGAATATTCTATCAGATAGTAGCGCTGAGATTACTTTGAGCTGAAAGCTAGTTCCAAACTTATTTCCTAATTTTTCCATAGGTTACAAATATACAATTTTTATTTTAATTATCCTAACTATTTTCGAGTTTGTTTTGAATAACCATCCAATTCACTCCAAGTGTTAGATATCCACGTTTCAATATTCTTAAAAGCAGTATATAGTTTATCAACCATAAATTCTTTTTTGAACTGAAATGAGTTTAATCCGTTAATAGGAGAATCTACCATATTACGGAAGTTTGATGTTATAGCGGCACCTAATAGCGGGTCATCTAATTGCATCAAGTCGTAGTTTAATTCAAGAGTACTTTTATGTGCTATAATCTTACTCTTTAACTTTTCATCATCCATACCACCCACATGCTCCATCAGAGAATTTAACCCATCAATAGGTTCACCTTGTAGAAATGGTAATTTATTAATTAAGGTTTTTGGCCCAATACCGGAGATGCCTGGAATATTATCTGATTTATCACCATCGAATATTCGGTAGTATACTAAGTTATGTGATGGTACACCATATATTTCGTGCACATTATCATTAGTTATCATTTTCTTTTTAGTAGGTTGCCATACTGAAATTCTATTATTAACTAATTGTAGGAAATCCTTATCCGAAGATACTATTAAAACTTCTTTTTTGAAGATATGACCAGCAGCGTATGCCATAATATCATCTGCTTCAACATAATCTATCATACAAACATCAACGGGAAGTAAATCTAAGTATTTAATCACTGCGTTAAAGTTTCGTTTCATAGATTCGGCCTGGTCTTCTAAATCTTCATAACCTACCATTCTATTAACTTTAGTTAACCCAGTTCTACCTTCTTTGTACCCCTTATGCATTTTCTTTCTGCGAGTTGAACCACCCTTTCCATCAAATACAATTAATACACGTGTCGGTTTATTGTTTCGGATAAGAGCGCCGAGAGATAACAGAAACCCTGTTACCCCTCCAACGTGCTCTCCATCATCATTCAAAGTTGGAACTGCTCCAAAACATCTGATGAACATATTTAACCCATCGACAATCATTACCTTATCATTAACATCTGATTTTGATGTGCTTGTTAAGTTATTTATCATGTCTTTATAATTAGATTTCATGTCCTTCATTGAGTTCTGTTGTATCTGTGTTTGCATTTTCAGTTGCTTCTTTATATCCTAAGATATATGCATCACAAATTTGTTTATACATTTGTTCCTTTACTTCTGGTCTATCTTCTAAGATTTTAGTAAAACCCTTTGCTTGGAATTTAATTTCCTCACCAGTTGATTCATCAGCCCAAGTATACCATGCACCTGCTGTCTGAATTAATTTATATGTTTTCATAGTGTTCAACCACGACCCATATCTATCAATACCTCTATCAAAGTAGATTTCAAAATCCACTGCTCTAAGTGGAGGTCCCATTCGGTTTTTGATGACCTGTACTCTGGTTTTAATACCAACAGTCTGGTCAACCCCACCTACTTTAGAATTTAATTTACCCATTTGTTTCATTCTTAATCTACAACTAGCGTGAAAGCCTAATGCTTTTCCACCTGATGTAGTGTAAGGGTCACCAAAGGATACTCCCATTCTTACTCTAAGTTGATTTGTAAATACAACTAAGATTCTCTCTCTACCAATCATATTGGTAATCTTCCTCATAGCCTTAGAGATAATTATAGCCTTTTGGGTTGCGTAACCCGCTTGGTCATAATCAGCTGCCATTTCTACTTTGGTAGTAGCCGCTGCTACTGAATCAACTACTATAGTTACTAGTCTATTCTTATCAGATTTTCTAATGGATTCGATAATTTCATCCATAGCATCAAAGATATCTTCTACTGCTTCTAAAGGTACATAAAGTAACTTAGCGGTATCAACACCTAATGCTTCTAAGAATTCCTGATTTATTGCGTTCTCTGTATCAATATACACAGCTAACCCACCCTTTTTCTGGCAGTTTGCTAATGTATGTGCTGCTAACAGAGATTTTCCACTTGCTTCTAGCCCCGTAACCTCAACAATCCTTCCAACAGGAAACCCACCATTCGGTCGGTTTGATATTGCCAAGTCTAACATATCGTCTCCGGTAGACACCCACTCCGTTAAATCGGTGGGTGTCTGCTCAGAGCCATCTAAGAAATATGCGACTTGTGATTGTCCTTTAAACTTCTTGTTAAGGTTTGCTGCTAAAAGCGATGATAATTCATCACGATTTGTTTTAGCCATTTTCCTTAATTTTAGTTATTAAATAAATCATCAAATGCATCCTTTACATTACCTGCATTTTCTGTAGGTGCTGCTTTAGATGCGTCATTACTGTAGTTTGATTGTGTTGGTGCTACTTCAGATTCTTCTTTAGAATCTTCAACTTGCCCAGTTTCCATCCAAGTTTCCAATAAACCTTTCATCTCATCATATTCATATTTTTTGAACATTGAAGGTAACTCAATCTGGTCCTTCAACATTGCCAAAACATTAGAATCTGTAGTGATTTCGGTTTGTGCTGGTTTTACTCTGATATAAGTTTCAGGGTAGTTTTTTCCCAACTCTTTTGCTGTTTTGAATTCAACAGTGATATCTCTACCACTTGTCGGGTCAGTTAAATCCCCATAGTCAGGATC